TATTTAACTGACACAGATGCGTTCTACATCACTACAGACGTACCAAATGGTATGAAGCATATGGAAAGAGCTCCATTAACTACAAAAATGGAAGGCGATTTCGATACTGGCAATGTTAGATACAAAGCTAGAGAAAGATACGTATTTGGCGTATCTGATCCTAGAGGAATCTACGCATCACCAGGTGCTTAATAAATAATTTGAGGCGGGACACAATCCCGCCTCATTTCAAACATAGAAAGAAAAAATGCACCCTAAAAACTTCAGAGTACAAATTAACGCTTACCAATATCACGCAGATTTTACTATTAATTGTCTAGATGGCCCAGTAGACATAGAAAATGCAATAGTTGACAGATTGGGAAAAGGTGATATAAAATGGGAACATCTTGGAGAAATGATGGACCCAAGAGTACAAAGAATAACCTATGAGGAGGTTATTAATGGAGGCGATAATGCAACATCTGGAGACCCTTTACACACAGAAGAAGGGACTAGATCTTCAATGGGAGCAGGAGCATCTTAAAGAGGGTAGATATACTCTCGATATGGTTAAGATTGACAGAAAAGTCAGAGAAGTAATTAGCCATATTAAACTAGCAGAAGCTAGAAAAGCTGATGCACAAAATAAGATAGAAGACGCTGCTCCTCAAGTTTCTGTAGCTACTTAATAAAAAAGCTACATCGTTGAATAAATTCAATTCACATCGTAGGCTCTCTTGCGCTCTATTAAAATCTAGTATATAAAATAATCACTATACAAAATAAGTTTATGTAGACGCGTATAGTCGACGGCCTAGAGACTACATAAACGTAACTAGGAGGATAACACTATGGCAAACACTACGTTCCAAGGACCAGTAACATCCAAAGCAGGATTTATTACTACAGGTCCGGCTAATGTTGTAGACGCTGACTCTAGTGTATCATTAACAGTTGCTACCCATTCAGGTAGAATTGTACACAATGATGCAGCAGGAGCGGTCACTTACACATTACCAGCGACAAACGCAAATTCTGATTCTGCAGTTGCAGGACCAGGCGCTGATCTAAACAACCTATCTAATGTTGGTGCGAAATTTGAAATCTTTGCTTCACTTACGAAGACTGGAGATTTTGTTGTACAAGTTGCAAACGCAACTGATGTTATGATTGGAAGTGCATCATTTATTGATGATACATCTGATAACATGGTTGGTTTTGAAACAGCTTCAACATCTGATACTATTACTTTAAACGGTAGTACGACAGGTGGTGTTACATTTGCAAAAGTTGAATGTACGGTACTTGCTTCAGGTAAATGGAAAGTTGACGTGATTTCAGGTTGTACTGGAACACCAGCAACTCCGTTTAGTGCGGCAGTAAGTTAATAATCAATTTAGTGTGGGCCTTCGGGCCCATACTTAAATTTTAAGGAGAACAAAAATATGAAGGGTGACGTAAAAGCAGTTAGAGTTACAGCTACCGGAGCAGTATTTGCAGGAAGAACAAGACTACGAGGACTTGTCCTTGCTTCTGATGCAGGTGGTGCTGGAACTATAATTCTTCAAGACAACACAGATAGCGCGACTTTGTTTCAAGCTGATGTTCCTAATGGAGATGTTTTTTCAATGAACATTCCTGAAGACGGAATTTTATTTCCAGGTGGAATGAAAGTTTCCACTATTACAAACATAGATGCAGCTACTTTATTGATTGATAAGTAGGAGGTTAAATGGCTAACACTACCTCTGGAACAGCAACGTTTGATAAGAATTTTTCTATTGATGAGATAATAGAAGAAGCTTACGAGCGTATTGGGCAACAAAACGTTTCAGGTTATCAACTTAAATCTGCAAGAAGATCTCTTAATATTCTATTTCAAGAATGGGCTAATAGAGGTTTACACTATTGGGAAGTTGCAAATAATAATATTACTTTAGTTGCAGACCAAGCAGTGTACACAATGTTTAGATCCACAGGAGATGGAACTTCTGATGCAACAGCTGTATATGGTGTAGATGATATATTAGAAGCTTCATATAGAAATTCTAACGTAGACTCACCTCTTACAAAAATAAATAGATCTCAATACCAAGCATTATCTAATAAAACTTCTACAGGTCAACCATCACAATATTTTGTTCAAAGGTTTATAGATAAAGTTACTATAACTTTATATTTAACACCTGGGTCAAGTGAAGCAGGTAAATTTATAAATTATTATTATGTAAAAAGAATTCAAGATGTAGGTGATTATACAAATGCAACTGATGTTCCTTATCGTTTTGTACCTTGCATGGTCGCTGGTTTAGCATATTATCTTGCAATTAAAAATGCACCTCAATCAGTTCAGATGTTAAAAATGTTATATGAAGATGAATTACAAAGAGCTTTAGCAGAGGACGGTTCATCATCTAGCACTTATATTAGTCCTAAAGTTTATTATCCGGAGGCGTAATGGCATTATCTTCAGGAAAATTTGCAAAATTTATATCAGATAGATCAGGACAAGAGTTCCCATATTCAGAAATGGTTATTGAATGGAATGGAGCTAGAGTTCATATATCTGAGTTTGAAAAAAAACACCCACAGATACAACCAAAAGCACATTCAGCAGATGCACAAGGTTTATTAAATGCAAGACCGGATAGAACAGAACCTGCAGTAGCTAGAGTTTTAATTTTAAACCCATTTACAATTACAAATGGTTCTACAACAGTAACTGTATTTGAAGAAAATCATGGTAGATCTACAAGTGATACTGTAAGATTTAGAAATGGAGAGGGTTCTTTTGGTATAACAAGCGCAGATATAAATAAATCTGCAGGATTTACAATTACTAAAGTTAATGCTAATAATTACACATTTACAGCTGCTGGAACAGCAACTGCAAGTACAAATATTGGAGGAGGAAGTTTATCGGCTGGTCCGGTAACACTAACAGCATAATGGCAGGATTAAGTGCATCAGGATTAAAAACACAAATTAAAAGTTATACTGAAACAGACTCTAATGTTTTAACAGACGCTGTATTAGAAAATATTATTTTAAATGCTCAATATAAAATATTTAGAGATGTTCCATCAGATTCAAATAGAAAACAACAATTAGGTAATTTAGTTGCTGGACAAGAGTCTATTAACTGTCCTGCAGGAGCTGTATTTATTAGAGGAATACAAGTTTATGATACAGCAGGATCAGAAACTACAGGCGCCAATAGATGGTTAGAGAAAAAAGATTATACATATTTACAAGAGTTTCAGGATGTAACTGGAACCTCCGCTGCTCAAGGTCAACCTAAATATTATGCTATGTTTGGTGGTGCTACAGGAGAGTCAGATACTACATCTGGACGTATAGCTTTTGCTCCAGTTCCTAATACTACATATAGATTTAGAGTTCATTTTGATAAAGCACCTGATCTTTTAGAAAATAATGATACTAATTATATTAGTTTAAACTTTCCAAACGGCTTATTATATGCATGTTTAGTAGAAGCTTATGGCTTCTTAAAAGGTCCAATGGATATGTTGACACTATATGAAAATAAGTATAAACAAGAAGTACAGAAGTTTGCTGCAGAGCAACTCGGTAGACGTAAAAGGGACGACTACACAGACGGAACAGTCCGTATTCCAGTTCCTTCTCCGTCACCATAAAAGGAGATAAGTTATGGCAATATCATCGGCAATATGTTCAAGCTTTAAACAAGAGCTTTTACAAGGAAAACACAGTTTTGAATCTTCAGGTGGGCATACTTTTAAGCTTGCTTTATTTGATAGTGATGCTTCTTTAGGAGCTTCTACAACAGACTATTCAACATCAGAAGAAATTACAAATACATCAGGTTCCGCTTATACTGCAGGTGGTGCAGCTCTTACAAATTCAGGAGTTTCATTATCTTCAACAACTGCATTTACAGATTTTTCAGATGTAACTTA